AAAAACGTTGATCAATTTAATCTTAAGACAGTTTGTTTGAATTGCAGAGTTGGACTTAGCATCGATAAATCAACTTGGCGGGAAAGCCCGATTATACCAGATTTTTAAGTTCAGCGTAGAGTCCATCAATGGTTCCGTTATTTTCAATAACAAAGTCGAATTCCGTAGGAGCCCAACTATACTCACTGGCATGCACTGCTGGGAACACCGATGACATTAATTCAGGAGTTCGTTTGGCCAACTCAAACCATTTTGGATCTGCGCCCCGAACAATTCGGATTACTCTACCACCTGCACGCCTAATAGACTCTACTTCGTTTGCAAAACGGCAGTCTGAAATTACAACGTTATCTTCTGTTTTTCTCAATTTGTTTTCTAAACTGGCGATCCATATGTCCTGATGAAAATGATCGCGGAAAACATCAGTGCCCCAATATTGTAATACCCAACGCGGTGTTAACTGTGCGATTTCCAGTCTATCTGCCCACCAATGATCGGGTTGTTCACGCCATTCTCGAGCTGACTTAGTCCTGCCTTCCAACAGTTCTCTGTCCCAATTGAACACACTTGCAACCGCATCTTTTAATGTGGAGGCAAAGCTGTCTCTTCGAAATTCGTGCCAGTTGACCAAATAATCTGCGGCAGTATCTTTACCTGCACCAATTAAACCACAAATACCAATAATCATAAAAAAGGACTCCTAAGAGTCCTAATTATACATTATCCTGTAATCCATGTCAATGGTTCCGACCCATCAACATAGTTTTTAAGTTCTTCTTCCAGCTTGGCCATTTCGGCATCTGCTTCTGCCAGCAAGGCCGAACCGTTCAGTGTAGTGCCACCTTGTGGGCCAGCAATACTAGCAAACTTACCACGTGCTTGTCCCAAAATAGTTTTACAAAATGCCAACGCATATTCCTGCAACCATGGATAAACTTGTGGATCACTTAACAACATGCTGTCAGGCTTGTGATTATAACACCACAACAATACGCTTTCCAGTGCATTACCATCATAAAACGGTTCTGGAATAAAGAAAGTTGCGCCAGCCAAGTTATTACCCGTTACACTGGTTGCGGCAAGTGGTTGATTTGCGAGTACAGTTATCACTGTCTTTGTGCTGTCAATAGTAGCAATTCTATACTGACCGCTATATCCCGACACATTGCAATTTTGGATGTAAATGCTGGACCCAACTTCTAAATTGCTTTGAAAAGTTGTAGCAGGTGTGGGTAGCGTGATTGTGACTGTTGCATTAATCGCTGTGCTTGCAGCAGTTAGTGCAGTCATGGTCACTGGCGTTCCGCCGTCGTAAGGAATCTTTCTCATCAGAGTAAGTTTCTTAGTCACACGGTTCCAACTGTAGTTGATGTATCCGCCAAACATCTTCATGGCCAACTCTTGATATGCTGTAAACAGTTCGTAATTGGTTAACCCACCAACTCGTCCCGCCACCAACATATAAGTATTCAAATACCCGCTGGCAAATGGTTCAAATTGACTAGCAGTAGTGCCTGTGGTACTGCCGATGCCTCTACGGAAAATTTGGCGCACTTCCATAATATTGCTGGGCATGATGTATTCTTGTACATTGGGAATCAAGTCCAAAAATACATAACTTTCTTCAACTGCGTTTTGTGCTTTTTGACGATACTTGGTCAACGATTGTTTAATCGCCAACTCGTAGTGTTCTTTGTCTAATTCAACATCAACAATCTGATCACCTAAACGCAAACGGATGTAATCGATCATCTCGTTGCGTAGTTGGTTTAGTGTGTAAATCTGCTCATTGGCGGCAATGGCGCTTTCCTGGCTGATAAAGCCGGCCATGCCTAAATTTTGAGTTCTTACACTTCCGTCAGTTTGTAAGTTGGGAACGATTACTGTGTTATCTGTAGCCATAAAAAGTCCTAGTATCCTTATTTAGCCTGACAGGACTTTGATGCTATGCGACTTTAAGCAATACCACGTCTATACCGATTCGCCCGTTTAATTTTGTTTCCGTTGCCCTGATATCATCTAAGAATTTACGCAATTGAATCTTACCTGCTTTACCGAACTCTTTCAACTGTTCTGCAGGCTTACGCAATGTCTTGCACACGCTTTTGTGTTCGTCAAATCCGATAATCGTAGTGCCTTTAACCGATAATGTTTTGGCATAATCGTCTGCAACATACTTGCCCAGCTTACGTGTTTTTGCATTATAGATCCACAATTCGCTAGCGCCAATAATACCAGACGGGTTAATACTAACCAGTTTAAGAGTTTTTTCCTCAGTCATATACTTGAGTTTAGCAATCAACTTTTCTTTGCTTGGTGCTTTTTTAACACGAGCTTGTTTAGTTGCTTTCTTAACTCCGCGATATTGTTCAACTGCTTCCAACAGCTCGTCAATCCACTTTATCACACGTTTGAAGTCGGCAACTTTATACTGGCTGTATCCTTCTTTTAATTGCTCGTCTTTTTTACTTTGCGCCAACTCGAGCTCTGCTTTGCGCTTGTTGAACAAGTCCTCATATTTGCCCAATTGACTTTGTACTACGGTGTTGGCAACCAGAAAATCGTACGGCTTAAACTTAGTGTTATTTGCAGCAATAAGGTCATCGTAATGACCCTCGAGCTCACCAATAATTTCTGACGTTTTTTCCTGCAACCGATCCTGTATAGTAGGTTTGTATACTTCAGTGGCAACTGGACCAGCGGCAGCGGTGTCGGGTGCTTTAATCTCTATCCATTTGCTCAAGAGCTCAGTAAAAGTAGTGGTAATAAACAATTTGTGTTTATCTATCAACGGGGCACCACGAGAACCAGCTCGACACAAGCTGCAAGCAGTAGAAATACTAACACCTGTTTTAGAATCGTATGCACTGCCAAATCTGCGCATGTCTTCTTTATTGAAAATACCCAGAGTCTCTACGTAACGCAATACGTCTTTTTTCATATCCTTGAGACTGAAATGATAATTGCAATAGAACATGGCACTGCGTAACTTGGTAGTATACTCTTGCCCCAATTCAAATCCAGTCTCTGCACCTGTCCATGTTGGCTCTGCGCCTGTCATGTGTTCTTCGCCTGTCAGCGCACGTTCTTTTTTCTTTGGTACTTTGATGCCAGAAAATGTTGCCATGTTGTATCCTTGTCAGTAAAATGTAATTATAACACAATTAGGAAATTTATGCAAGTAGTGATGCAAACGTCAACTGTTGCTCTGCAAACTCAAGCATTACTTGAAATTCAGTATGTAATACAATATACTTACTTGTTGGTCTGTGTAGTCGACGGCACTCCACCGCTTCCTTGCTTAGTTCGGCAGTCATACTCATTAAATTACTGTAAATTTTGGTTAAATCTGTAAATATTATGCCGTGATGCTTGTGTATGTTTAATTTAAGTTGGTGCATTCGGTCACCTAGATCAGTGTCATCCATGTTATTATTATATTGTATTTGGTATTTACTGTCAATAATTCCATAAATACACTAATACTGAGAACTTACTATGCCTAGATTAAGTATGTGGCGTGAAAACCACAGCAACGATTATAAATTTTTTGATAGACGTATTTCCGAGGAATTTACCATCGGCGGCACCGGTGTCTACTTACACAAATATCTGGGAACTACTACTCAAACAACTGCGTATCCTATAACGTCTGCGGTCACTGCAAATACCTCAATTTTGTCGTTTGGGAACGTAACGTTGTTTGATGTAGGACAAAATGTCAGCGGTGTGGGTATATCTGCCAACACTATTATTTTATCAAAAAATTTAACTGCCAATACAGTCACCATCAGTTCCAACGTGACAGAAACACTTGCCAATACAACTCCCATCAGTGTCTATTGGAAGAACGCTGAAAATCCGTACTATGCAAACGAAAGTGCAAAAAATATTCAGGACTTGTTGTTTTTAGAAAACAGAGATAGAAAGTATGAAGAAAATGTATACGGACTTCGCGGAGTATATACTGTAAACGACAGTGATTTTGACCTAAGTCAGTTTGGGTTGTTTTTAAATGCAGACACTGTGTACATGACTTTCCATTTAAATGACATGATCTCAACAGTGGGTCGTAAAATCATGGATGGGGATGTGTTGGAACTACCACATAAGAAAGATTATTATCCGTTAGATGCAGATATTCCTGCTGTGCTTAAACGGTTTTATGTTGTGCAAGACTGTACATTCAGCGCCGAAGGATTTAGCCAGACGTGGTGGCCGCATTTGTGGCGAATTAAACTAACACCACTGGTAGACGGTCAAGAGTACAAAGACATACTGAATAATATTGCGGCTAGTGAGAATACCACCACACCGTTGGGCCAGGTTATAAGCACACTAGACAAATTGTTCCAAATTAATGATGCAATTATTTCACAGGCAGAAATTGACGTACCCAAGAGCGGAACTAATACTGACCGTTTATACATTGTACCGCTGAATCCCGATGGCAGCCCGGGCGACCCCACAGGTCAATCATCATCTTCGAATCTATATGCAAACAGTACCAAAGTGCTTACTACCGAACAAGTCACCACTCCAAATTCAAATATTCCTGCTTATTTAGGCGGTGGCGGGGATGCTCCAAACGGCTTTAATGTGACAGCAGGTACAAGTTTCCCGAGCAACCCTACAGTTGGACAATTTGCTTTACGCACCGACTATGTACCTGACAGATTATTTAGATATGACGGATCACGTTGGATTAAAGTTGAAGATGCAGTTCGTGCGAATCTTACTCCTGGCTCAACAAATAATACGCTCCGTAGCACTTTTGTCAACGACGAAAGTACATATACCAACAAAGAAGGCGAGACATTACCCACTCGCCAGGGCCTTAGTAAGGCACTTACACCGAAAGCGGATAATTAATGGCTTATCAACAGTTTTTCTACGATAAACAAATCAGACGATATATCACTCAGTTTATCCGTATGGTTTCTAATTTTCAAGTTGAATTCGGAAAAGACCGAGACGGGGTCACTGCATTTCAAAGAGTCCCAGTCATATATGGTGACAGTAGCAGACAAGCAGCGGCTATTATCAAAAATAACAGCGAGAATAGTTTAAATGCTGTTCCTGCCATGGCGGTATATATTGACGGTTTAGATTATGATCGCAGTCGTGTAATGAACCCAACTTACGTAGACAAGATGCAGATTCGTGAACGATACTATGATTCCGAGACTGGAGCTTATGGAACTACGCAAGGAGATACGTACACAGTAGAACGGTTAATGCCTGTGCCGTATAAATTAACATTAAAATTAGATATTTGGACCAGCAACACTGAGCAAAAGTTACAGATATTAGAGCAACTTACTACACTGTTTAACCCAGCATTAGAGATACAAAGCACAGACAATTATGTCGATTGGACCAGTATCACTTACGTGTTGTTATCGCAGGTAAATTGGAGTAGCAGAAGTGTACCAGTTGGCACAAACACTAGTATTGACATTGCCACATTAACATTTGAATTGCCAATGTTTATCAGTCCGCCTGCACTGATTAAGAGCATGGGGGTTGTGCAGAAAATTATTGCCAGCGTGTTTGACGCCAGCGGTAATATCGACGAAGCAATCTACGATGATGGTAATTTATTAAGCAGACAATATATCACTCCCATGCAATACGGAGTTATATTGTTGAACACCGAATTACGGTTAGTAAAGTATAGCGACCCCGTTAATGATCAATTTGGTACGCAGTTGATTAAAGAGTTTGCTGCTAATGTGACCGCAAATGCAAACATGACACTGGTTGACGCAGATGGCATTACTAGCGGTATGATTATCACTGGATTAAACCAACGAGGAACCGGGTCGATTGATGCAAATATCGAAAGCAATATTGTATCCGGAACTGTTACTAATTTTTCAGCTGATATATACACAGGATCAACTCTGTATGGACCCGATAATACTGTGTTAGGTATCATCGGCAATGTGGATAGTGCAACGCAAGTAACATTGGTCGCCAATGCAACTGCCAATGTATCTGCGAATTCTTACAGTTTTTTAAACAATGTAACAACTCCTAATACCACCGTGATTTCTGTCAACGGGCAGACTGTGCTTGCGGATGACTTAGTCACTGGAAATATAGGTGACAGGATTGTGTTTACCGCAGTAACACGAGAAGAAGGCGTTTCTGAAAATTGGAGAGATGTTGTAAACGTATACGGTAATTTAACCAATGGTACTAGTCAAGTACGCTTAGAACTCGCCAGTGGATCGGAGATTGTGGGAACAGTATCATATAATCCGTTGGATCCAACTGTATTGATATATTCGCCAGATATCGACACGTTGCCCGCTAATAACTTAGATCCAATTAACGCAATCGTTGACCCCCAGACTGCAAGACCTCTAAGAGACTTACAGAAACTTGCCAATGGTACACGATATCTATTAGTGAGCGATTATGTGAGTCCTACTTCAGGATTTGCAAATGCCGCTACCTATAATTGGCAAGGAACAGACGGAACGCCGCTGAGTGCGAATGCCAATGACATTGTGCAATATAACGGCAATCACTGGTATGTGGCATTTCAATCAAACGATATGCCCGACACTTACCATTTAACCAATCTGACAACTGGCATCCAATATGCATGGGATGGTGCAACATGGGCAAAAAGTTACGAAGGATACTATGAGGCTGGTAAATGGCAACTAGTGATATAAAATCAAGTTGTGGTGCAATGATCTATTGCACTAGCACGAATCGATATTTGTTTCTCTTGAGGAACGATGGAAAATTCCCCGACACCTGGGGGCTTGTTGGCGGAAAAATAGAAAAAGGCGAATCTATTATTCAAGGACTAACTCGAGAGATACAAGAAGAAATGGGCGGGGAAATTCGCGGGGCTAAAATAATACCAATTGAACAGTTTATCAGTGACAACAAAAAATTTGTTTACCACACATTTTTAATCAAAGTACAAGAAGAATTTGTGCCTGCCCTCAACAAAGAACACAAAGGTTTTTGTTGGGTACCTTTAGATAGTTTTCCAAAACCCTTGCACCCGGGTGTATTTAGAACTATTCGATTAGAAAAAAGTCGCAACAAATTGCGTGTTCAAGAATCGCTTAAAGATTAAACACGATACTTGTTCTAGGCTCAACACTTTTGTTGGGAGGTACTTCGTGATACAACCAAGCGGGCCACATTAATAATAATCCTGGATACGGAGTATACTCTACTTTTTGCATTGCATACCAATTAGTAGGATCTTTAATCATAAACATATAATCAAAAAAATCTTTAAAAGGTTGATTGGGATGAAAAATAATATTACTAGACCCTGGAGGAGTTTTCAAATAAAAAATTCCACTTATTGTACATTGACTATGTAAATGTTTCGGATGACTACTACCTTCTAAAAAACTATTAGCAAAAAAGTAAGGTTTCCATGGAACCCGTGAACTATCAAATCCTTGTAAGTCTAAAAATTCTTTTGCACGATTTTGTATAAAATTAATAAAGGGTGCAAAATCAGGTTCATCTACTAGACTTCGAGTCCCGTAAGTAGTTTCCCCGTTGTAGTAAAAATTACTGTTAACATTTTTATTGGGAACATTAAAAATTTTATCCATTAATGTGTTGCAAGATTCGATCCATTCGGGATGTTCTTCTTTACCTACTACACTAGGAAACCAGTTGTGTAATTCCATACTTAATCTGCACTAAAAAATAATTGAACACTTAATCTTGGATATAGGGCTTCAGCAGATATCATTGTAGTAGAATGCCAAATTGGTGGTTGGAACCAGCAAGCACTATTTTTATGGGGGAATAGCCAGCCGTGTTGTCCAGGCATTTCAGGATCATCATACATAAACAACCCGCCCCAATTCCAATCCCAATTAGCATTCAAATAAATTGTACTACTCATACGCGATGTTTCGGTGGGTGCATCATGGTGCCAATTTATTTTGCTACCCGGTAGCCAAATATGCATAAAGCATGTGAGATTGGGATGTTGATCAAATCTAGAGTCTACCTGAGAATATTTTTGTTTAAAATAATCTTTATAATCTTCTAATGGTAATACCAATACCGGAGCATAATTTCCGGATTCTAATCCTTTGCCCCAACGTCCCATGTCATTGACTTCAAAAACAGGACGCCCTTTGCTAGATTCATATCTATCAATTAGAGAATTATAAACATCCTCTTCTAAGAAATCATATATGGTATTAATCATTTTAATATTGTGTTGTTATAAAGAACAGTTGAAACAATCGTCCGTCATTTTTATCTTTACCAAAATAATCTAAACTGGTATGAAACATGTCACTACGATACATTGCTAATCTGTTGTATTTGTTAGCTATTCGATCTACTAATTCCCATTTTGTCATATCTTGAGCTTCATAAGGTTCTGTTATTTCACTTGCTCTTGTTGCACCTGTTGCTTTATGTTTAAATAAGCCTGTGCCGGAACTAAGTGGAGCATCAGGTGTCAAATACAATACGCCGGCCCAAGTATTAAAATGATCTGTGTGTATCCAACTACGATCTGCCGCTGTTGCTAATTCAAAACTACCAGTTAGTCCGTCTGCTACATTCCATTCTGTCACTTCGCCGGCTGCATTCCATAGTATTGTTTGTATTGCGTCTTTAGTGCCTTGATCAAGAAAACTTTGAGTACGATGGCCTGGAAAATTTCCCCTAACTGTAAATTCTTGTGATAAAGCAAAATTTCTAACCTGATCAGGCTTACTATAAAAATTATCGGTAATGATTACATTTGTTCTCATTTAAAAAATCTTTCGCGAATTTCTTGCTCTATTCTTTGCTGTATATTATTAGTCCAAAATGGTTTCGCTAGTTCGTAATTTTCTTCAATATAAGGCAAGAGCTCGTTGTATTTGTCAGTGGTTAATGTTTCTAGTATGTTTACTAGTTCTTGAAAATTATTAAATTGTAAAATACCTTTTGGATTAAAATATTTATGGATGTTCTGACAGCCGTAATAAATCGGTATTGTTTTAGTTTTAAAACAGTCTATTATTTTTTCACTGAACATATTATTCATTACTTGATTTTCACAAGCAATATGAAATTTGGCGTTTTGAAAAAATAGATTTTTACTAGGCACAGAAGGCGGGTTGCGGTGCATTAAAAATTCAAACGATCCTATTGTTTTTTGTTCCTCATACTTGCGCAAAATCATAAAACGCATTCTATGTTCTGTGGTCCATATTTTACTACTCATTAAGTAAGTTATTTGATCACGTTTATCAAGTTCTATATCATCGACCCATGTGCCGGCAGGACAAAATTCATAACTATTCGGAAACTTTAATAATCTTTCATCATATGCAAGTATCAAATCAAAATTTTGATAATTCTGTTGAACCATTTCATAAAAATCTCTATATAAGGTTGGAGGCTCGCATTGGCACAATACATTATATCGTGCAGTTGAATCTACTTGTATATTGTCAAAACTAATACTAACTGGCTCTGGATATACTGCGGTAAATGTGTGACCAAAATTTCCGCTGTAACCCGGTAAGTATCCAATTGTACGTAATGGATGCATTATAGTTCTCGTTCCCAGTGTTCTATCATTTCATCTAACATGGTTTCAAAAGTATATTTAGGAGTCCAGTTTAATTCTGTTCTAATAGGAGTACTATCTCCTCTGAGGTATCTTAATTCTTCTGGACGTAAAAACTTTTCATTTTGTACTACATATTCTTCATAGTTCATACCTAATGCATCAAATGTATATTTGCAAAGGTCCCTTACTGTATGACTTTCACCTGTAGCAACTACCCAATCTCTTGCTTCATTATGATTAGTGATTGCATGGATAGCACGAACATAATCGTAACTGTGTCCCCAATCTCTTGCGCTGTCTAAGTTACCTAATTCTAATTTAGTAGCAAGTCCTTTTTTAATTTCTACTGCTGTTTTTACAACTTTGTTTGTTACAAAGTTTGTACCGCGGCGTGGGCTTTCATGGTTGAATAAAATGCCGTTACAAGCGTGTAACTTGTAGGCAGCTCTGTAGTGTCTTGTTAAATTGAACCCCATTACTTTACTACATCCGTACGGACTAACTGGATGCATCGGTGTAGTTAGTCTTTGCACACCATCCTCATCAATGCTGTTACCAAACATTTCACTCGAGCTTGCTTGATAATAATGTGCTTCCGGTGCAAACTGCCTATATGCTTCAAGCATGTTTAGCACACCCAAACTGTTAGTTTTGATAGTAAATGATGGCATATCAAAACTAATCCGCACATGGCTCATTGCACCTAGATTATAAATTTCATCTGGTTTAACATCATTTATAATCTTAGTGACGCTCCACTCATCAGTCAAGTCACCATAAATCCGAGTTATTTTGTCATTGACATGCATCAAACGACTGCTCTGATTTTCAGGCACACTGTGTCTACGTACCATACCGTAAACGTCATAACCTAATTCTAGTAGATACTCTGTTAAGTAACTACCGTCCTGTCCTGTGATGCCTGTAATAAGTGCTCTTTTTGCCATTTATATTTTCCATAATTTCTTTTGACTTTGGTCTGCATAGTTTTGCCAGCCGCCACAGTCGGGATTTTTATCTGCTACCTGATCCATTAGTATAATACCTCTGGCAGCATCTTCAGGAGTCATATACATGTGCCACCCACAAATATCTGCATCATCATCCCATTGATTAATGGATAAGTCCCTTCCATCATATCGTGCTTTAACTAACCAGTCGTGCGCCGCTTTATCATCAGTTAAAATCATCCCGCCTCTACCAATAGGTATCCATTTTTTAATTTGGAAACTTACTACATGTAGCCCACCTTGATACATGTTTCGTCGCCAACGTGTAGCAGCATCCCAAACAGGATAAGGTTTTAGTTGATACATACCTGACCACTCTTCATGTCTAAAGTGGGGATGACATCCAGCGTGGTATATTGTCATAGGAACACTTTGGTATGTATTCTTAGGAATTTCTATTAGACCTTTGGCATTCAAATATTTTAATGCAAGGAATATTCCGTTAGTACAGCAGTCAACTGATACACCGTACTTTGCGCCTGCAAAAGTTGCTACTTTATGTTCGAAAATATCAATTACATCGCGTGGATCATTCCATTCATACCCTAACGTTTTAATATGATCTAATTCTGGACGTTGCAATTCCCTAGGCAACTTTCCAGCAGGCCAACTATTAAATCCTGCGTTTGTTTGCATAATATTATTCGTCTAAATTTTTAAAATCGATTGTGTAAAATTGATTTACACGGCGATGCAATTCTTTTACACCTTTGCGTTTAACTTGTTTTCCGTCATCATTTATCATAAGATGCCATGGATTAAGTTTTAATTTTTTACGCACAATTAAGTTTGCTGCCATTGCGAACCCTTCGGGCAGAATAGCTCCTGGCAAAACTGTACCGTTCGCTCCAATTAGTGCAAATGATTCTAATATTACATTTTCAATGATAGTATTGTACTGATATTCTATAGGAATAGTAGGAATATCAAGTCCGCAAGTCACATAATTAGATGATCCGGCATAAACTTTACAACCTGCAGACAGTCCTGAAAAAGATTTCATCTCTATAGTGCCTTGACTGGCTGCTAATACACAGTTACAAGCAATGTGTACATAGTCGCCTATCGTAACTTCTCCGCTAATGTAAGTAAAATCATCAATGATAACATTGTCGCCAATTGATACTTTTTCTGGAGAACGTATTCTTACTGTTTTTCCAATAATAACATTTTTGCCACAATGTTTTAATTTTGATGTATCAAAAAATATATTTTCATTCATACAATTTAACCTAGAAAAACTTTGTCCATTGCTTGCCCTTGATATGGGCCCGTCTTATATTCGTATACTACCGTGTCGTCTTCAAGGATCAAATAAGTATGACCGCCTTCAAATGTCATGCTACAATCACCTTGACGAATAACTACCTTTTCAAGTAGCGTACCATCTGTATCATAAAAACTGCATTCAACACTGCCTTTGATTACTACCCAACTTTCTTGTGCAATAATCTGTTCTACAGGAGTAGGTTTCCAAATATGTTGGTGCGGTTTAAATGTTTTGCCTTTTTCCATACGCAAAGTAGCTAGTTGTAAAAACTGATGCTCATCTGCTACTTCATTGCGGCCATCAATCTCGTAATATCTGAATACTGTATGTAGATGTTTAGTAGGGTCAACTTGACTGTATATTTTATGCATGATAGAAATCCAAATGTTGTATACGTTGTAACCAAGTGTCAAACTTTTTATGAACAACCTCGTCACTGAAATTAGCAACTGCCCATTTTCTACAATTTGCAGTGTCAAGATTACTTATATTTTCAGCTGCGTATATAAATTCTTTCATATCTTTACATCTGTAACCTGTTACACCTTGATTGACACTATCGGCAAATCCGCCCCAATCACTTGTAATAACAGGTGTGCCGGACAGCATTGCTTCAACTACAATATTTCCGAAAGGTTCTAAATATGTAGTGGCTGCAATTAATGCTTGTGCTTTGCTTAATAATTTGCGTCTTTGATCAACATCAACGTATCCCACACATTCCACATGCTTGGGAACTTCTTTATATCCTATACTGCTGAGACTGCCCGGGCCAGCGACTATTAATCGTTTACCGACACGTTCTGTCAATTGAATTGCAAGGTGTATACCTTTATCTGGCTGTATCCTGCCTAAATAGACAAAATAATCTTCTTTGTTATTATTGTATTCAAACTCATTTATAGTAAATGCGTTAGGGATAACTGTATCAAACCAGCTAGGCTGTAGCATTTGCCCTTTTAATCCATAATAATAATGCATCTGACTATAACTTACAAAAGCTCTGTAAGGTGCAAATACACATTCAAGTAAGTAGCCGATACTGGGTTCTAAAATTTTTAGATCTTGATGTTCTGCTACTGCTTTTGCGTGACTATTCCCATAAAAACATAAAACCATGTCGCCGGGTTTTTTTATTTTGTGTAGTCTTTCGCTTACTCGTTGCCCAAAAAGTTCAGCATAAGCAGGATTTTGTTCTATTAGTAATCCGGCATCATCTGGGGGCGGTAATTCGGAATTTGATATGACTGAATAATGTTCAGATTCAACCTTACTGCTTTCATGCCCATAATGAACAATATTGTAATCATACTGGCGCATATTACGGATAAACTTTTCTACCGCAATATTAAAAGGTTCCATTCTATACCGGGTATTAGTGATGCCGAAAGGATTTGCTAATATATGTAAGTTGACACTCATTTATTGATTATACACTCTATTTACTAACAATAAAAGGCCCCGCGGGGCCTTTTATTTTACCAAAACGTTTTGAAATTACGTTTTACCAATAACAACTTCAATTGTTGTTTCTGGTTTTTCTGGCGTGGCTGTGAAGTTTTCCAAACTCTTACCAATTACAGTTCCAATGCTTGGATTGCTTTCAGCACGAGCTTTTCCGGCTCCTGCACTAACCATCATATCGCCTTTGCCTACAGGTCCAACAATTTTAACTGGGACACGACCTTGCAGAGCAACATCTACCGCATTTTCGTGTTGTAGTTGACTGTTCATCAAGTAAGCAGGATTTGTTGTAACAACACCAGCAACTTTTGAAGTAGCATCTTCGTTACTAATTGTAACTTCTGCTGTTCCACCAAATGCTACAACTGTTCCTGCTTCATACTTTTTATCCCCAACATAACGTTCTGCAATGTCAGCATATCGAGCATTAGTTGCTGTAACTGTTAAAACATTAGTTGCTGCATCAAAGCTGAATGCTGTAGCAGTTTGACGGACACGAGCAGTTTGATTGCTTCCAGCGGCTGCTACAAACACTGGATAGTAAGTACCAGAAGTTGTATCAGTAGCATTGATTGTAGTGCTTGGTCCAGCTGGTCCTTGTGGTCCTTGTGGTCCTGTGTTACCGATAGGTCCGATAGGGCCCTGTGGTCCTTGTGGTCCTGTGTTGCCAATTGGTCCTTGTGGTCCTTGTGGTCCTTGTGGTCCGATTGGTCCCTGTGGTCCTTGTGGTCCTTGTGGTCCTGTATTACCAATTGGGCCTTGTGGTCCTTGTGGTCC